ATTTATGGCGAGACCCATATTACCAATGTCAATTCGATTTGCAGTCCTGTTGGCGGTTTCGGCGGAGAAGATTGCGCTTTCGGAATTCGCGCACGAACCAATATCGATGTTGCAGCGGCTAGTCTTAACAGCGGAAGTGGCGTAGTTGGGTTACATGGATCAGCTTCTTCGACTGTGACTGGAGGGGGTCTAAACGCATTTTTTACTGGTGTATTTGGTTCAGCCACCCAAGAGACTAATAACAACCAGAGTTGGGTAGCTTTTTATGCTGGGGTTGCGGGTTATGCGAATGCTGCTCCCGGCAATACTAATGCGACGGGCGGTGCTTCGTTTGAAGCAGTTCCGCCTCTTACAAAATTTTCAACTTCCGGAGCTATAGGCAATTCCGCTTTGCATGTCGGGGCTAATGCCAATTGGGACTTCGTAATTAATTCTTTTGCTACTCAGAAAAGTAAATTCCAGGGTACTCTCGAACTAGGAGCTGCTACTGCGCTCAAAACCAATGCCATAGCTACAATGGGTGTAACTGGATCACTTGGCGTAACTGGCGCAATCACAGTTAATCAACTTGCTACTTTAAGTGGAGGCAATGTCACCAATGTAGGTGCAACTGGCAGTTCAACTTATAGTTATGTGATCTGCGCGGTGGACGGAAATGGCAAGTCTACATGCGGCCCGACACTTACAACCACAACCGGGAACGCCACACTGAATAGTTCAAACTTCAATCGTACCCCCAACCTGACCTATGCTCAGATGGATGCGCCAGGTGTTTCTGTCATCAATGTCTACCGTACAGTTTGCTCAAATGGCGGGCTGAACATTTGTTCTGGTGGTGGCGCAACAGGAATTATTGGAACTCTCACACAGGCCGATCTTGATTCACAAGGCTCTGGTAACCAATTCTTCTCAGACCAAGGCGCATCAGGTGATGGTACCACTCCACCTGCAAACAATAACACTGGCGGAGTACAAGCTTTTAATTATCTAACTACCACTAATTGCGCTGCCGTGGGTAGTGCTGCTAGTCCTTCAGTAGCCTCTTGCACTTCAGCTTCAGCGGGTTCGTTTTCCTGCGCAACCAACGCAGTAAATACTTGCACAGTAAATACCACCGCAGTCACCGCAAATAGTGAAATTTTCGTAACTCAGCGACTCGATACTACCACTGGTACTAGATTAGGTGTGACCTGCAACGCGACGGCCAATGCGACTCCACCAAACGTGAGCGCGGTCGTGGCTGGGACAAGTTTCTCAATTCCGCTCACTCAGCCGGTAACTAACCCACAGTGCTATAGTTATCATATTGTAAACTAAGAACCACTATTAGAGGATTTTGAATTGAAATCATTGTTTTCATTATTGCTTCTTTCTAGTTTATGTTTAGGCCAGCAACATATAACAATCAAAGATCAAGCTAATAATACTTTAGTAAGTGGATTTGTATTCAATGATCCAGTTACACTTGTAGTAACTTTACCTTCAACAATTATTGATTCTGGTTCAGTTCTTCAATTAACAACTACTACTTCAAATGCATGGAATACAGGAGTAAATTGGGTAACTAGTGCTGGAACAATATCTTCAGATGGTTTGTTTACTGCACCTACCGTTACAGAAGATGTACCGGTTTTTATTACAGCAGTTAGTTTACAAGATTCAACTGTTTCCGCTTCTGTAACTGTAACTGTAAAAGCACCTGTTGATGGCCCGGCTACTTTGCCTCAAGCAACTATGGTTACTTCAATGGCAAGTACACCAGCTCCCGGCATTGTCACTCAAGTTACTCCCGGTAACCTGCAAACTGCTTTAAATAACGCTCAATGCGGCGATACTTTGATGCTTCAAGCTGGTGGGGTTTTTCCTGGTACAACTTCCTTTCCAGCTAAATCTTGCGACGATCAACATTGGATTATTGTTAGAACTAATGCTTCTGATTCAAGTCTTCCTTCTGAAGGCTCACGTATGCTACCTTGCTATGCAGGCGTAGCGTCTCTTGCAGGACGCCCGGCATTCACATGTCCTTCTACTAGTAATGTGTTAGCTAAATTGATTGCTAGTTCTACTATAGGCCCAATTGTATTTGCACCCGGAGCCAATCATTACAGATTCATAGGACTAGAAATTACGCGTGTAGCTGGTACAAAAACAATCAATTATGAATTAATATCTCTTAGTTCAGGTACAGGCACAAAAGTTATTTTTGATCGAGTATGGTTGCATGGTAGTCCGCAAGACGATAATAAAACAGGATTTTTAACCAACGGATTTAATCATGTTGGTTTCATTGACTCTTATGGCAATGATTTTCATTGCGCTTCGGTAATAGGTGCTTGTACTGATGCCAAGGTTATTGGTGGTGGAACCAGTACAAGTGCAGACGGCGTGTTTAAAATCACCAACAATTTCCTTGAAGCTTCAGGAGAAAATATTATTCTTGGCGGAGGGCCAGCTACTACCACGCCAGCCGACATCGAAATTCGGCACAATCACTTCTTCAAACCTCTCACGTGGAAAGCCGGACAACCGGGATTTATCGGAGCTGTTAATACCGATATTACCAAATGTACAAGTACTCCCGGTATGTGCCCTTTCATTGTTAAGAATCTACTTGAGTTAAAAAATGCCCAACGAGTTATCATAGACGGCAATATTTTTGAAAACAGTTGGGGCGGATACACGCAATATGGTTATGCGATCCTTCTGTCTCCAAAAAATCAAACAGGCACTTGTCCAATTTGTCAAACAACTGATGTAACTATTCGCTATAACACCTTTAGTCACTTAGGCGGTGGAATTTCAGTTGCTCTTACTTTAGATACTGGATTCACCGGAGGTTTAGCAGGAGCACGTTATTCCCTTCATGATTTAACCTTCGACGATATCAATGCCGCTACTTACAATGGTAACGGCGTATTTTTTCAAATTCTGAATAGCTGGTCAGGTTACGCGACACACGATATAACATTAAATCACATAACTGCTTTCCCTGATCCCAAAGGGAAAATCATGTCGCTGGCCAATGCATTAACTAATCCTGCAATGTATAATTTCACAGTAGCTAATAGTCTTATTGGTTATGCACAATACCCAGTTTGGTCAGCCAGTGGTACAACAGATTGCGCTTCCTCGGATGTGCCTTTAACCGTATTTAATACTTGTTTTTTACCTTATCTATTTACCAGCAATGCCATAATTGGTGTGAACACAACTAATTATCCGGCAACCAAATGGCCAGCAGGAACCTTGTTTCCAGCCAATAATACAGTCGTGCAATTTATGAATCCTGTTGTAGGAGGCGATTATACCTTGCTTCCAACTAGCCCTTATAAGAATGCTGGAAGCGATGGTAAAGATTTAGGAGCCAATATCGCTGCTATCCAAAAAGCAATTGCTGGCGCAATATAATTCTCTACAATGTGCAATATCATTCTTCGTGACCCAACAAATCATTTTTGGCAACTCGGCTGCACGGAGCAAGGGTTACTCACTACTACGTTAACTAATATTACATTTCCAATCAATGATCCAATGTTGTTGGTATCTAATGTTGCTTGGACATTAACCGCTAATGCTCAAGGTCAAATAGTTTCAACTAAAACTACTCCTTCTAATATTGCCCAATCATTTTATGTATTAAATTCACCTCTTAATAAAACTTTTAAATTAACAGCTACTCTTAATGGGCTTCTTTCCACTACTTTTGCTCCGGGTCAGATTGAACCCATTCCTTATCCTTTTGATATAAGCATGTCGCGTTGGCCAGATTCAACACCAGTTATCTGTCCTCGTTGTAGTAATGCTAGTATCAAAGTAAGTGCTGATATGAGTTGTTGGTGTTGTGCTTGCAATTCCTTTGTACTTCCTGAAGACACAAATATTATTGTAATCCTAGACGAATAATGGAATATCAAAACCCATCTGTTACTCCTTTCGTAAGTACATACGACGACCCAAACGCCGATGTAACTAACAACGTTATTTCACATTTGCGGCGTATGCGTTACTTCAGGAAGCAATATGACCAACGTCGAGCCTATTTTTATAAACAATACTTAGGTCAACGGGATCAACGATTTTATCCAGACAACATTACACCTCGTAGCAATACCTTTGTTCCTTATCCTTTTGCTAATGTCGAATCAATTGTATCTCGAATCCTAGATGCTTTCTTCTCATTCGAGGATTGGTTTGAAGCCAAAGGACGATCAGCCCAAGATGAACCCGCTGCCGAGAAAATGCAAGTTGTTCTGTTGCGGCTTTTAAAGCGATCTGAGTTTGTAAAACATTTTGAAGCCCTTGTTCGTAATATAGTTATTTATGGCCATGCGGCCATGAAAATTGATTGGGATTGGGGCTATGATACAGTTACCTATTCTCAACCGATTCCGGCAATTGGTAACGATGGGCAACCCATTGTTCAGCCTACAATTGATCCAAATACTATGCAGCCTATAATGGCTCCTGTTATTTTAGGCTATAGACCAGCTCAAAAACAAGTTCCTCGAAATCGCCCTCGTTTTATCCCAATAGATGTTTACGATCTATTGATTGATCCAGATGGCGGAATTGTTGCTCATCTTACTGAACGTACTCTTGGGCAAATGATTCGAGAGCAGACCATGAGCTTAAAAGCTTCGATGGAAGACCCCGGCAAAAAGCCTCTTTATCTTCCACAAGCTTTTGATACCCTCGTCAAACGAGTAACAGAGAATGTTCGTAAACCAGAAGACCCTATGGCTACGGTCATTCGATTAGCCGAGGTTTGGGATGAGTATTCACAGACTCAATCCATTATAACCTACGGCGAGGATGCCGAAGCAATCAGTTGGAAAGATTTACGCTCGGCTTACAGAGCTGCAGGTTATTCACCATTTAAACGTAAAGTTTACGCTGGAATTCCGCTTCTTCTTTATCACGGCGAAAATCCTTTCAATCACAAAAAAGCCCCAATAGTCATGACGAATTTCATTAGCCTCCCTAATGAAATCTTCGGACTCGGAGCCATCGAAATTATTAGTGATCTAACCGAAGGTCTTACCAAGTTCGTAAACATGATTACGGACAATTGGAACCTCGGCATCAACCATCGTTATGCTTATGACATCAACGCAGACTTAGATCACGAATCCCTTAACTCCTTCAACGTTCCGGGCGGCAAGATCGGCGTAGTAGGCGATCCGAGTAAAGTTGTAATGCCTCTGCCGTTTTTTACTCCTTCCGCCGGTGATTATCAAATCCTTGAAGTTTACAAGATGATGATCGAGAATGCCTCAGGAGTCAGCGACTTCTATAACAAAGGAGTTGGTGGTTCAGCAGGCAACAAAACTGCCACGGGCATCTCGAATGTCATGCAAGAATCAAACTTCCGATTCAAGATGTTCATTCGTAATCTTGAACTAGAAGTTCTCCAGCCCACGTTGACCATGTGCGCGAGCATGGTTCAACAATACATTAGCGATCCGATGGAATTTCAAATCACCGGAGAGAACCCCGCAATTAAGAAATGGGTCACAATGACCCCGGAGGAACTCATTGGTACGCTGGATTTTGATCTCGTTGCAGCGAATTATGCAAGCAATCGCATCATTCGCCAGCGCAACCTCCTTGCGCTATTTAATTTGGCTGCTCAATCACCGTTCCTTAACCAGTACGAAGCCCTCAAAGAAATCTTTAAAGCCTTTGAAGTAAGGAA